GTGATTACATATCGCAGAGACCCGAATTTCGGGAGTATGCGGTGAGAGTTGACGACGGTTTTTCGGGTTCAACCTTTGAAAGACCAAGTTTCCAAAAGATGATTGAGGACGTTAAGGCAGGACGAACGGACTGCATTATCGTAAAAGACCTCTCTCGTTTTGGACGTAATTATCTGGACGCCGGTGAGTATATCGAAAAGATATTCCCATTCCTCGGTGTTCGTTTCATTGCCGTCAACGACAATTACGATAGCCTCGGAGACAAGAAAGCCTCCGACGACCTTATCATTCCGTTCAAAAACCTCATAAACGAAGCCTATTGCCGTGATATTTCGGTAAAGATTCGTTCTCAGCTTGAAATCAAGCGTAAGAACGGACAGTTCCTCGGCTCCTTTGCCGCTTTCGGGTATCTGAAAGACGAGCAGAACAAAAACAAGCTGGTGGTTGACCAGTATGCCGCCGATATTGTCCGTGACATTTTTAAGTGGAAATTAGAGGGTGTCAGCCCACAGGACATCGCTGACGCTCTGAACAAGCTCGGTGTTCTTTCCCCGATGGAGTACAAACGCTCCCTTGGGATGAAGTTCACCACATCCTTTAAGACCAATTCAAAAGCATTGTGGTCGGCAGGTACGGTCATTCGTGTTCTGAAGAACCCTATCTATACCGGAGTTCTTATCCAGGGCAAGGAGACCACGCCCAGCTATAAGGTACACAAGCGTGTTACCAAGGATGAAAGTGAGTGGACCGTCATAGAGGACAGCCACGAAGCGATTATCTCAAAGATTGATTTTGACAGCGTTCAAAAGGTGCTGAAATGCGATACCCGCCGCAGTCCCGGTGGCAAAGCGGTCGGTCTGTTCAGCGGAATGATTTTCTGCGGCGATTGCGGTGCCAGTATGGTTCGTAAGACCGTTCCTGCAGGCGAAAAGAAATATGTGTATTACGTCTGCTCCGCACACAAGCAGGATAAGAGCTGTTCGCCCCATCGCATCAGAGATAACGCCTTGGAAGAAATCGTGCTCGACAGCTTGAAGCAGCATATCAGCGAAGTCGTGGATATGAGCGAATTGCTCACGATTACCGACACAGCACCTCTGAGAACTGCACAGGCTCAAAAGGTGCAGAGACAACTCGACAAGAAACACGAGGAATATGAGAAGCTCCAAAAGCTGCTGATGTCTCTGTATGAAAATCTTACGGACGGCATCATCGACCGTGAGGAATATACACGGCTGAAAGCGAGCTTTACGGCTCGTGCCGATGAAGCCGAAAAGCAGATGGATGCTCTCAGAGGACAGCTTGAAGATATACACAACCACGGAACGGAAAACGCCTGGATGAATGAGTTCATCAAAAGGCAAGGACTTACAGCCCTTGACCGTGCCGTTGTGGTCGCACTGATAGATAAAATACTGATTCATTCAAACGATGTGGTGGAAATCATCTATCGTTGGCAGGATGAATTTGCTTGGCAGCTTGACATTCTTCGGAGTGCCAGATTGCAGGAGGTAGTATAAATGGCAAGGACAAAACGAAAGACAAATCCTCTTGTGCAGGAAGTGGAATCCTCTGCTCCTGCGAGGAAAGCATATAAGACAGCCGCTTACGTTCGCCTATCCGTAGAGGACAGCGGCAAGCCCGGTGCGGATACCATTGAGGGACAGAAAGCCCTGCTGACTTCCTTTATCGAGAGTAAATCGGATATGGAGCTTGTTTCCCTGTTCTGTGACAACGGGCGAACCGGCACGGACTTCGACCGTCCTCAGTTTGAAAAGATGATGGAGGAAGTCAGAAAGGGTCGTGTGAACTGCATCGTCGTCAAAGACCTATCCCGTTTCGGTCGTAACTACAAGGAGACCGGAAACTATCTGGAGCGAATCTTCCCATTCCTCGGCGTTCGCTTCATTGCAGTCAACGATAACTTCGATACGCTGACCGCAGAGAGAACCCAGGATGGATATATTGTTCCGCTGAAAAATCTCATCAACGAGGTTTACAGCAAGGACATCTCCAAGAAATCCGCTTCTGCACTTCATGTTAAACAGCAGCGTGGCGAGTTCATCGGAGCATGGGCACCGTATGGGTACAGCAAAGGCCCTAATGATAAACACCACCTTGTTATCAATAAGGAAACGGCTCCCACCGTCCGTCAGATTTTCAAATGGCGTTCCGAGGGTATCAGCGTGGTACAGATTGGCCGCAGACTCAACGATGCCGGTATTCTTTCTCCCTCCGCTTATCTCTATGAAACAGGTGAAGTCAAGACGGAGAAATACAAGGGTGTGCTGTGGCATACGCAGATTATCAAAAGCATTTTGGCACATCCCGTTTACATAGGTCATATGGTTCAAGGCAGAAAAAAGCAATCCTTTTATGAAGGAAAGCGACAGACCTATGTGGACGAAGCCAACTGGATTATCGTCCGTAACACCCACGAACCGATTATTGACGAGGAGACCTTTGAAAAGGTACAACAAATCGCCAATCAGAGAAAGAGCGAGTATCACGAACGCCTCGGCAAGTTTGCTCATTTGAAACATAGCGAAAACATTCTGCAAGGGCTTGTGTGGTGTCCGAATTGCCAAAGACCGTTGGTACGATATAAGAACGTGAGCCACGGCAAAAAGCTGTGGTACACCTATATCTGCCCCGGTCACGCAGACGACCCCAATCGTTGTTCCTTTGTGAGTATCCGAGAGGATGAACTAAATGAGGTTCTGTTCACGGCAATTCAGTCTCAAATACAGATTGCCGCTGATTTGCAGGAGGTTATCAAGCGGTTGAACGCAGAACCGGAATACCGCCGTCAGCGTTCCGATGCGGCATCCAAACTGGAAACGGCAAGGCGCACTCTGAAGCGCAGCCAATCTCTGTATGACAGCCTGTATCAGAACTATGTGGAACAGCTTATGACCGAGCAGGAATATGTTACGCTCAAAGCAAGGTACAAGGCAGAAACAGAAAAAGCCGAACAGCTTATCGCCGCTTTAGAGCAGGAACAGAAAGAAAGCAAGGTTTATACCGCAGAGAACCGTTTTCTCACAGAGTTCCGCTCTTTTATGGGAACAGACAAGCTGACAAAAGAAATGGCGTCGGCACTTGTGGAACGCATCTATGTGGATGCAGACCGAAACATTGATATTCGCCTGCGTTATCGGGATGAATATATGGCACTACTGAAATTTATCGAAGGGAGGGCTGCTGTGTGAGAGTAGCAATGTATCTTCGCTTGTCCAGCGAGGACGGCGACTTAAAGGATACCGGCAAATCGGAATCCGAAAGTATATCCAATCAGCGAGGTCTGTTGCAGCATTTCATCAGCAGCAGACCGGAGTTCAGCGGTTGGGAAATCTCCGAGTTTTGTGATGACGGTTGGAGTGGTAAGAACTTTGAAAGACCGGATTTTCTCAGAATGATGGAGCAGGTAAAGCAGGGACAAATTCATTGCATCGTAGTAAAAGACCTATCCCGCTTCGGGCGTGATTATCTCGTGGTCGGTAACTACATCAGCCGTGTGTTTCCGTTTTTGGGCGTTCGCTTCATCGCCGTCAACGACGGTTTTGACAGTTCCAGACCGCAGGACATCGACAGCCTTGATACCTCGTTCAAAACGCTGATTTACGACCTTTACAGCCGTGAGCTTTCCGGCAAGGTCAAAAATGCAAAGCGTATGAGAGCCGAGAAAGGATTGTTCCTCAGTCCGTTCGCTCCGTATGGGTATGTGAAAGCCCCCGAAGATAAAAACCGCCTCATCATTGATGATGAAGCGGCAGACATTGTTCGGAAGATATTCACCTTGACGGCAGACGGAGTAAAGCCTGTTGAGATTGCTGCTATGTTCAATCGTGAGGGAGTTCCGACACCGATGCTGTACAAACGGGCGGCGGGATGTTCCCGTGACCGTTGGCCGAGCATCCACGAAGAAAACTTCTGGACAACAGGCGTTATCTGCAAGGTGCTCCGTGACGAACGCTATATTGGAAAATGCGTATATGGCAAGCGTGAGCGTGATATGGTCGGAAACGTGCATACGATAAAGAAAAGCAAGTCCGATTGGATTGTTGTTGACGAGACCCACGAGGGCATCGTCTCAAAGAAGCTGTTTCAGAAAGCGGCAAGCCGTATGAAGGAGTACAAGGAATTTATTCCAAGTGCATCCGAAAGAAATCCGCTTCGCCGTAAAGTGATATGCGGAACCTGCGGCTTCGCTATGTCGCTATCGAACACCAAGAACGCAAAATACCATTGTCGCAACGTTCATCTGGAAACAGGTTTTGATTGTGCCACGGAAGGTATTCTGCAAGCGGATATTCACGAAATGGTCGTGACACTCATTCGCACCTATGCCGCCTATGCGGTCAGCTTGGAGCATCTTCTGTTGTTGCAGAAGGAACGCATACAGGCAGAAAAAAAGCAAGCCCGTCGTGAGCTTGCAGTATTACAGAGCCGAAGAAATCAGCTTGAAAAATCTCTCCAGGATTTATATGAAAAGCTGATTGACGGAACTATCGACAAGGAGACCTACTTATCACAAAAGGCAAGCAACCTGACACAGATGCAGGAGCTTACCGAAAAGATGGTGTGTTTGGAAAAGTCCTCGCAGACCACTACCGAGCAAGGCGGAGCCTTTATTGAAAAATACAAGGAATACACCGAGCTTGAAACCCTTACCGCTGAAATTGCAAACGATGTGGTAAAGCGAGTGACGGTTTATAAGGACGGCGGCATTGAAATCGAGCTTGCCCTGCGTGATGAACTGGAGGAGCTGCTGAACTGCCTTGAAACGGTGGATGCAGCTTCTTGACCCTCTGAATTGTAAACAAATTTCAAAATTCTTTAGTCCTTACTTGACAGCGGCTGATGATGGCTATAGTGGTACGAACTTCGACCGCCCGGATTGGCAGCGCCTTATCTCCCTAGTGGAAGAAGGCAGG